CTCGCACGGAACATCGGCTCGCCGAGGACCTGAAACCGCGTAACCAAGCCACGCCTCGGGAGCGTGTGTGACCGATCCGAAGGTCAGAAAGGACGGCCGCTGCGCCCAGTGCCGCAAGCCAAAACCAGTCCTGAAGCCATCGCTTCGTAAGTACGCCGGCGACCAGACAGAGCGCGACCCGTTCTGTTCGAGCCTCTGCTGCCGCCGCTGGTTCGGCATCCAGATCCCTGGTGACGACGCGCCGGACGAGCTGCGCGAGATCCGCGCCCAAAGCGGCCGCAACGCGAAGCAGAACTATGAGGCGATCCGGAAGGGCTGGGCCGCGTGAAGAACTGGCAGCCAGCCAAGAAGCGGTGCTGCCAGGAGTGCGGCGAGTGGTACTGGAACGCCGGAGCGCACGCGGAACGCTGCACTGGGCGCAGGAGCCTTGTCGATGAGCTGCTGGCAGAGCGCAAGGCTGAGGCGGAACGAGAGAACGAGCGTGGCTAAACGCTATTGGCTCTGTCCGTCCTGTAAGACCAGGAACGAACGCACGAAGCGCAAGTGCGTCGGAGAGGGCTGCAAAAGGTCGCGGCCGGCGCCGCGGAAGCCCAAACACGCGGTCGCGCTAGACCGCAGCTACGAGCATTACATCGAGGTTGCCGAACTGTTGCACGGGATTGACGACGAGTCCTGTTGCGTCTGTCGCACTCCCAGGTCTCAACATCGGCGCCACGACCGCGACCATGACCACAAGACCGGACTGCCGCGCGGGCTGCTGTGTGTCAGGCACAACCAGATGCTCGACTCGCGCACGTCACCGGCGGAGCTCCGTGCTCTCGCCGAGTATCTCGAGCGTGCAGCCGCGTACATGTCGGTGTTCAACGAAGGGGTCGAGGGTGTCGTGGCTCAAGATTGACGATGGGTTCGGCGAGCACGAGAAGATCATCGACCTGTCCGATCGCAGCTTCCGGCTGCACGTCGTTGCGCTCTGCTACTGCGCCCGCAATCTCACAGATGGAAGGTTGCGGAAGCGCCAGGTGGCCGCTGTTTGCGCGATCACGGGAGCAACGCGCCGCAACCTCGTCGAGCTCGTAAGCGCCGGCCTGTGGGACGAGTACGGCAAGGACGGCTACAGGATCAACGACTACCTCGATTACAACCCGCCATCTGCGGAGGTGAAGCAGAAGCGCGAAGAGGCGAAGGAGCGCATGAGGCGCCGCCGTTCGCGCGAACGTTCGCGCGAACAAACCGAGAACGTTCGCCCTACCAACGGTCAGGGTGTGTTCGCGGACCCCGTCCCGTCCCCTACCCGTAAAGACCTGAAGCCTTTACAGGCGTCAGTCAAAGAAACAGTTGAGAGATCTCTCAAGGGCGTCGCGTGATCCCCAACCGTCTCACGGCGCGCGACCTCCGCTTGCAGCTCGAGTGGCTTCAGGACGAATGGGACGATGTGTGGGCGAACGAGAAGCGACTCGCCCGCTTCCGCCGCCTCCTCGAGCACGTCGGGGAGCCTCACCGCACCGACATCCTCCAGCTCGTCGACGAACTAGGCCGCTCACAACTCGTAGCCGGCGACCAGCACCACCAGATCATTCGCCGTATCCACATCCTCGTCAACCGCTGGGACAGGTCCCGGCACGCACTCGACAACCAGCCGCCAGTGCCGGAAGGAGCCGCATGAAAAACCCGACGCAACGCGACCGCGACACCATCATCGACATGCTGCAAGCGTTCCGCGCCGCCCAGGAAACGCTCCTGTGCGGCGTCACCGGATCCGCCGGGAACCCAAAGCTCATGCCGAAGACGTGGACACCCGAGATGCGAGAACTCGAACGCTGCCTGTCTCAACTGTGCCGCGCGAAGCCGAAGCACCACCGGCACGTCATGGCCCGCTACGTCGACCCCGTCCTGTCAAGACGAACGATGGTCGGCCGCGTCAAGAACCAGGGCCACAAACAGGTGATCGTGTGGCCGCAACTCGGACCGCACGCAGCCGTCCTTACCAGCGCCAAACTCCCGGAACACAAGGGCACCAGCACATACACGTGCCTCGTCGCATCATGGCCGGCATGGGTGAACAAGCCCACCATTGAGCACGGGATCGACTGTCTGCTCCGCTGGTACGAGCCGCCCAACGCAGCCGTGGGGCCGACGCTCCCGGACGAAATGCTGGTCGCGGCGTGATGTCGTCCGACGCTATCGCTACAAACACGAGTGCGTCCGCCGCCGCATGCCCTGAAACGGTACGGGGGGGTGCTAGCAAGAAAGCGAGCGGCCCAAATGACTCCGCGCATGGGCGGATTTCCCCCCGAAGCTGAAAATGGCGCGAGCCGCGAAAAACCCGCGCATCCACGGCCACGCTCATAGGCTTGAGCGCCGCGGCTGGGAGGGCCTGGTTGCGTCGGGGAACGCCCGGTGCAACCGGTGCGGCGAGTTGATCAAACCCGGGGAGCCTTGGGATCTTGACCACGACGATTTCGACAAAAGCATCTATCGTGGGCCGGCGCACCGGGCTTGTAATCGGGCGACCGAGGGGCGAAAGAGGGGGCGGACGTCGCGCCAGTGGTGACCCGGTCTTGGCGCTGTGGGACGAGTTCTGCGACCCGCGGCCCGAGAACACGGGGTTGAATCGGTTGCGGCTGGCGCACGAGATTGAGGGGGAACTTGAGCGCGACGGTTGAGGCGGTGGAGCGGTTCCTCGCAGCGAACCCGGAGGTGAAGGATTCCCCTGAGGCTGCGTTGGCGTTGAAGGCCGCGGAGCTCTTGGATGATGTGGCGTCGTCGACGACGTCGAAGTCGATGGTGATGACTGGATACCTGCGGGCGCTCGAGACGTTGCGTTCGATGCTGCCGGAGACACGGGAGGCTTCCCCGCTTGACGAGATCCGCGCTCGACGTGATCGAAAGCTCGCCGCCGAGGGTGGAATGGGTTCCGCCGGGTCGGTCGCATCCTGACCGTGAGGCGGCTTTAGAACTTCTCGAGGCCGCCGGTCTCGAGCTTGAGTATTGGCAGCAGAAGCTGTTCGGCGACTCGCTGCTACAGAACGACCGCGGGAAGTGGGCGCCGTTCCAGGTGTGCGCGGTCGTTCCGCGCCAGAACGGCAAGTCCGAACTCGCCCTGTACCGGATCCTCGTCGGCCTGTTTGTGCTGCGGGAGCCGCTCATCATCTTCACGGCGCATCTGGCGGACACCTGCATGGAGATGTTCCGCAGGCTGATCGAACTGATCGAGGCGACTCCATGGCTGGCCTCTGAGGTCAAGCACGTTTGGCGGACGAACGGGAAAGAGCAGATCGAGTTGAAGACCGGCCAGCGCGTCAGGTTCCGCACCCGGACTAAGGGCGGCGGGCGCGGCTACGCGAAGGCGGCCTGCGTGATCTTCGACGAGGCGATGATCTTCCCGGACGAGTCGCACGCCTCGATCTTCTACGTCGTTTCGCGATCTCCGAATCCGCAGTTCTGGTATCTGGGCTCGGCTGTCGACCAGATGAGCATGGAAGACGGCCAGGTGTTGACGCGGCTGCGGGCGCGCGGTCTCGAGGGCGGCGATCCGACGCTGCTGTATTCGGAATGGTCTCTCGAGTACGGGTCACCACTGGATGTTCCACCCGAGGTGTTGGCTGACCCGAGGTTCTGGAGGTCAGCGAACCCGTCCCAGGGAATCACGATCGAGCACATGGAGAAGGAGTGGCTCGCCGCGGCGAATGGTGGCGAGCGAGAGTTCGCTGTTGAAAGGCTTGGGGTCGGCGATTGGCCCGCCATAGGAGGATCACACTCGGTCATAAGCCTCGCTGAGTGGGACAAACTCGCCGATCCTGACTCAAAACCACTGGATCCAGTGGTTTTTTCGTTCGATGCGAGCCCGGACAGGTCGTTCGCGTCGATTTCCGTTGCTGGCCGTCGTTCTGACGGGTTCACGCATGTTGAGGTGGCCGCTAGGGAGCGCGGGATGGGCTGGGTGGTTCCGTGGCTCGTCGAGCGTGTCCAGACGCACAAGCCAGCGGCTGTTGTGACGGATGCGTCGGGTCCTGCGGGGTCGTTGATCCCGGAGTTGGAGCGCGCCGGCGTCACGGTGGTTCCGGTGTCGGCTCCGGAGTATGCGGCGGCGTGCGGGATGATCTACGACGCGGTTGCGGAGCAGACGCTTCGCCACCTGGCGGACCCGAGGTTGGCTGCGGCGATCCGCGGGGCGACCCAGCGGCCGATGAGTGACCGGTGGGCGTGGTCGCGGCGCAACTCGAGCGTCGACATCAGCCCGCTGGTGTCTTGCACGCTCGCCTTGTGGGGGCATTTGACGCAGGAGACGGCGGAGCCGTTCTTGGAGGTCTGGTGAGACTGAAGCGAGCTAAACGAGTCCGCATCCATCTCGCCGGCCATGAGCCCTCGATTGAGGGCGTTCTTGTTTCTAGGGGACGCGAGTACGCGGTGGCGGTGCCGCAGCTCCTGATTGCTGAGGGCGCGGAGCCGGTGGTTCTTGATGAGGCGCGGCTGTTGATGGTGCCCCGCGCGAACGTCCTCTTCTACGAGGTGCTTTAGTGATAACCAGGACTCGCGGCCGCGACGTGAACATCCAGTCGCGCGCCTTCGCGCTCTCCGACATGGTCCGCTGGGGCTACTCGGGGCTCCGCAACATCAAGCCGTCTGTCGGTGAGAAACAGGCTAAGGGGATTCCCGCCCTGAACCGGGCAGCCCGCCTCCGGGCGGATGCGGTGGCGAAGCTCCATCTGTACTGCTGGCGCGGTGACGGCCCGACGCGACAACGGGTTGACACGGTCTGGCAGGCCAGGCTGTTTCAGAACGGGCCGCAGCCGACGGCAACAAACCCCGTCCAGACGAGGTTTTCGTTCTGGTCGACGGTTGAGGAGTCGCTGGCGTGGCGCGGTAACGCCTACATCTGGAAGAACGTCGACCCCGCCTCAGGCCGGATCGTGGAGTGGTACGCGCTCCACCCGGACCAGGTGACGGCTGAGTACGACACGGAAAGCCACATCCGGTACCGGGTTGAGGTTGCGCCCGGGTACGTGGACCCGGTGGGGCGTGGGAAGGGCGTCTACCACGTAGACCCGTCCACGATCCTGCATATCAGGGGTTACGGGGAGGGCGGCCAGTTGACGGCGCCGACCCCGATCGAGGTTTACAAGCAGGCCTTGGAGGGCCCGATCGGCCGGCAAACCCATGAGGCGCGTGTGTGGCGTCGTGGTAGCGCGCTCCAGTACGCGCTGATGGCGCCGGCGGGGCTCGGCAAAGAGCAGGCCGAGCAGTGGAAAGAGGTTTACCGGGCGAACTATGAGGGCGCCGACGGTGAGCAGACGATCGTGCTCGGAGGCGGCTTCGACATCAAGCCGATCGGGATGACCCACCAGGACGCCCAGTTCGCCGAGCTGGCGAACCTGACCGTCCAAGACGCAGCACGGATCATGGGTGTCCCCGCCGATCTTCTTGGCGTGCAAACGGTCACGGCCCGGGTGGATCTCGAGCAGGACCTGATGGAGTTCCTCCGGTTCTTCCTCGAGCCCGAGTTGGCGATGATCGAGGAGGCCCTGTACGCGGACCCCGACCTGTTCGGCGGATCGCAGACGTACCCGTCGTTCGACACCAGCGGGTTCGTCCGGGGCGACCTGATGACGGAGGCGACGATCATCCAGGCGTTCGTGCAGACGGGGATCCTGACCCCGAACGAGGCCCGCCACCAGTTGGGCTACGAGAGGGACGACGCTCCCGAGTCGGACCAGTTGCAGGTGACCCCCGTTGGCGGGGCGGAGAACCCTGGTGCGTCTCTTCCGAAGCCCGAGGCGCCGGACGGTGAACAGGCGGAAAGCGAGAGAGCGTTGGCGCGGATCCCTGAAATCAAGATCGAGGTTCCCGTAGACACGGAACCGCTCGCGCGTGAACTCGGCGGGAGTGTCAGG